GGCGCTGCTGCCCGGGGCTGCGCGTGTGGAGACCTTCAGAGCGGTGTTGGAGGACATGGACCTGACTCCTACGTCGTGGGAGGATTATGATGTCCCACAGGAGAACATGCAGCTTGGTGGGGTGCCTGTGCAATGTACCAAGCGCATGGCTGAGGTAGCGCTCCGCGACAAGCTGCCCAAGCACTGGTACCCAACATGCAACGGGCCCCCACAGGCACACTGTGGGTTCATGCTGTGGGCAGGAAGCCTGAGCCCCCACCTACGGGAGGAGCTGCAGCGTTGGCAGTTACACAGTCTGCCCATGAAGGCATGGAAGACATGGAGCTCGGACTGCGGACCCCTAGTGCGGAGGGCAGCAATGGTAGGAAGGCTCAAGGGCGAGGAGTGGTTACAGATGCGCAAGGTCGCAAATGTCTGTGTTAGGCGGGCGACTAGGGCAGACATGGAAGCGGAGCGGTTGAAGCGGACGACTATGCCGGTTATGAAGACGTCGCTCACTGGGGACTTCGAATACCAGTGGAAGGCGCTATTCCGGCAAATCGCGGGGTGGCAGACCGTCCAGGTGTCGCGGCGTGGTGACTTCCGGACCATAAAGGAGGAGTGGGCCTTACGCAGTGCCGTCGGACCCACCGGGAGCAGCAGCTGCAGTGCATTGCTGCGGGGATTGGGCCGCGACAGCGTCCATGCTGAGAGCATTGACAGGCCCAATAAGAAGGCAGCTTTGTCCGCCGTCGCCAGTGGATGGCTACAGGAGGCGGTAGACTCGGTCCCCGTAAACATAGCCCGCAGCAGCACCAAACCAGAGCCCGGGGACAAGCCGCGGGCACTGTTCAGCTCTGGTGATCTAACGACCTTTGTGGCCAGCTATGCGCTTCGCGGCTTCGAAGGGAGCGCCAACTACGGTGGCATGGCGGCCAGCCAGCGGCCCGAGGTGATCGGAAAATGGATCATGGGGACTTATAATGCACACGTCGGCGTGCAAGTATCTGCCGACCTGGACGACCAGAATTGGCAGCATGAGATGTGGGAATTGGCCCACATGTGGGACGCCCGGGCTGACGCATTCATAGCAATGCCGGGTGCAGAAGCAGCCGACAAGGCAGCCGCCTGCCTTTTTGTTGCGAAGGCTTTCGAGCGGAGCATAGTCATAGGGCCGGATGGGCTGTGGCGTGCGATCATAGGACTGTACAGCGGGCACCGCGGGACAACCCAGGATAACACAGCTGACCATGAGGCAGACCGCACGTTGTGCAATCAGCAGGCGATCTCGCTTGGTGTAGGAGGGCCCCATAATGATGTCACGGAGTCCGGAGACGATGAGTGGCTATGGCAGGAGACCTGGGGTGACGCCGTGGGCTACCTCGCCTGCAGCAAGATGATGGGTGTGCGCATGAACGCGATGAAACAACTCGTTGGACGCGCACATGGGGAGTATCTGCAGCGGTGCGTGTCCGACGAGGCACCGCCACGGCAGAGCCTGGCCACCATCTTAGCAACATTGACGACCGGCAACTGGTACCAGCCAAGTGGAACCTGGCTGAATGCCATAATCGAAGCACAGTGCGCTAACTGGCTCGAGGCCTGCGTACGCGGCCTAAATCGAACGGTTGCTTGCCGCATGTGCAGCAGAATCCTAGACCAGGTGTTCGTCCTCAGGGAGGAGGGGCGTCCGCGGCTGGAGTGGCGCTCCTATGTGATGCGCTACTCCAGCGGAAGGAGGCTTTTTGAGGGCGCACCGGGCTTCGGGGCCGCGGTTCCTCCTGATCCCGTGGTCAGGTTAAAACCGGAGCCCCAATGGGACACGCAGGGCTTCAGCGACTATAAGCTGACACCGCAGTATAAGTGGATAGCACGCAGCCTCGGAAAGCAGTGGCTAGTGGCACAGTTCGATGACAGCATCAAACTGGATGCAATGTCGTCGACGAGGGCACGTTGGGAGCGAGACCGCGTGGCCGAGACCATCGCCAAGCGATGGCCATTGGGCGCGGGCTGGGTTGAAATTGATGTCGAACTTCCGAACTTGCGCCCACCGCCGGGGCTGACGCAGACAGCGATGGCCTGGGCGCGCGCACAGCGGCGCGGGCGGGTCGTCACTGAAGAAGACAATATGGC